TTTTGATCGGACGTCAAAATCAGCGGACACCCGAGCAGTCTACCCGAGTTCTACTTTTCGTGCGATCCGGCCGGGCCGTTCTCTTGGCGCACCAATTCGTTGAGCGCCACGAGGAACCGGTTCAGTTGCCATTGGTCAAGCTCTACCGCTTCCGTGAGTGTGATCCGCCCGTACCTCGTGGCGTACGCTATCCGCGACCAGAGCTCACGCAGGGGCCTTTCGGTACCTATCTTGCTCCACGCCAGGCACCACGCAATTTGCAGCGCCAACGGGGCATAGACTCGAGACCTCAGCCGATCGTAAAGCTTGCTCGGAATTTTCCCAGAGCTGCCGCCGACGCCCCGCCCATCTGCTGATAGGCAACGAAACAGAGCTGCCGCCCGCGCATGTCGAGCGCCTCCCAAAGCCATTCGCGCTGGCGTGGAGTGATGATCGCCCCGTTCATTTTATACAACATCGCTCGAGACATGAGCGGAGGCACCGTGTGCCCAGAGCCCGTCACCGAATCGAGAGTCGCCATTTCCTGCGCACTGTCGAGGCTACGCATGGTGAGCTGGAAATCGAAGTAATCGCCATTTACGTCGACAAACACACCGGGAGCGCATTCCGCGCCGTCGACGGTAAAAGTCACCGTGCGCACCGGCAGCAATGGCTTGTCCGTCAGCGCGGCCTTACCCGTGGGCGTGAAGGCCTCGAACAGTTTCGCGAGTAGGTTCGGATCCTCATTGAGTAACTGGGGCTTTGGGGCGACCAACGGCGCCAGGGCTTCTACTGGCGGCTCGACGCCCTCGGTCATGACTGTTTCGGCTGCGTTGCGCTTCGGTCTGTTCTTTTCTACTGACATTGTGGCTCTCCATGGTTTAGAGGCCAGCGACGCAGCAACCATGAAAAGCAAAGGGCCCCGAGGGGATCCCCGGAGCCTCTTGCTGCTGCGCCGTGGCAATAGCCACTATGCCTGATCTAGAGGATTCGGCGCAACGTGGAGCATTTCCACGTGAGTTCCATCTCGACGTATTCGGACTGCCCGCCAATTTTCATCGGAATGGTCCCGAAGAAGATGTCTTCGGCAGTCAATCGCGCTCGCGCGCCTGAGGGGAAATTGACCGTAAAGGATAGCGAAAACACCCCATCGGCAGGCGTGCGCCGCGTTGCTCGATCCTGAATCTTCCCGGAGAGAGAGAAGAACGTTGGCCCTTCCATGTGGACCTTGGACGTTCCCGAAAAACCCTTGAATAGGTCATCGAACTTCGAACCCGTCTGCCCGAGGTAGGCTTTTTCCAGGATCTCCATGTCCATGTTCAGTTCGGACTCAATGATGTCGTCGAAAACCTCCTCGTCTGCGCCGTCAGGCGTGGACAGAGCCAGCGAACATTCTAGGCCTTTTACTCGTTGTGCCATTGTCGTAATTCTCCTTCAAATTGCCCAGAATTAGAGGGTCTTCGTGATGACGGCGTTTTCGCCGATCTCGGTTTCCAGGACAATGAAGTCCAGAGACGGGTGAGTCTTGACCTTCGTCAGCACGTAGTAGACGCCCAGGGCTAGCGTGGCGTTGGTGTTGCCGGCATTCACGCCGTCGTCAGTAGACCAGGAATGGATTCGGCTCTTCTCAGGGTTCGCCACCGACTCGAGGCCTGCCAAGAATTGGTTCCATTTCGCGAGGCCGCGCATGCGAGTTGCTTCACGGGCGATTTTCTTCGAGTAGGGCAACCAGATCCCGATCGCCGAATCCTGGATGAAGTCCGCCATGCGCCGACGGGCGATCGTTTCCTCGCCGCTAGTCAGGCTTGACGTCACGCCGCTTTGGAAGATGGTTCCGCCGACCCGATCGACTCGGGGGGCACAGATACCATTACGGCGGAACGCCTTGTAGGTGTCGATCGTGATCGACTCGCCGTAAGCATTCACGGCAAAGAAGTCATCGATTAGGTTCGTCTGTTGCCCAGGGTTTTCCTCGGGTGGCAGGCGCGCGCAAAGCGTGCAAAGCGGGCCATCGGCACGAACGTCAATCACGCCGTCCGCGGTGAAACCCGAACCGCCAGCGGTGCCACGCTCAGCAATGACCGGGATCTTCACCTTGAGCGCTAGCGCCGTGTAGAAAACCCGATCCCTTCGGTAGCTTGCAACATTGGCTACCGAAACGTCGGAACTCGTGCCGAGCATGTCGCCAGTAAGATACTTGCGCCCGAACATGCCGATCTCGGTAGCTAGAACCGCATTAGCTCGACCTTCGCGCTTCACCGAATCGGAGCAGCGAGCAATCAAGAGGTAGTTAGCCTCTCGGCAAACCCCAAGCTCATTCAGGGTAGCGTCCAAGGCCTCTTTGTAGGCCGCATCTTTTTGCCCTTCCGTAAGGGCAGCAGTGATTGCGGCTGGATTCGAAATCGCAAATGTAGCAAAAGACGGGGCATCCACCAAGGTGTTGACCGCGCTGATTGCTACCCCCACATGAGTTCCGTTGTCGAGCCCAGGACGAATGCGCACTGGGAATGGACCAGCGCCACCGGCGGGGATCTCGAGCGTCTGCATCGTCACCCACTCAGTGCCAGCGGTGCCCGAGGCTTGGACTCGCGTCCCTGCCGGGATAGTACCTGCTTCGTTGAGCGCGATCGTTGAGTCCGTGTCAATCACGAACCCCATCGCTGCCCCCATACCACCAGTGCCAGCGTCAACCTGAATCGTTGAGGCCGTCGCGGAAACCAGATGGTAGAGCCACAACTTACCGTCCGCGCCGACCCGTGATTTGACGTTTGCCGATGTCATTGAGGCCGAGGCGTTGACCAGCGTCGCCACTTCTGTCGCTGTTACTGTGGCCAGATTGGCTACATTTCCGGTGCCGCTTGAGGTACCAGCGGTTAGACCGAGCTTCGCGAGGCAGCCCGACGTAATGTCAGCGCGAATTACCTTGCCTCCAGTTCCAAGGCGCAGGCCAGTCAAAATCAATTGTGCGCTTCCGCTCGCCACCGTGGCCCCAAGGGTCGCATTGATCCTGGAGATCACGGTCGCCAGCGTAACGTCAGATGCCGCAAAAACCACTGGCGTGACTGGCCCACCGTCAATCGATAGACTGATGGAGTCGCCTCCAACAATGGTGCTGAATGATGCGCCTGAACCAGTGACGGTAGCAGCGGTTGCAGCCAATGCTGCCGTGGTACCCGTGCCGGTGTTCGTTGCCGCCGAGAGAATCATCCCTACCGTTCCAACCCATGGCCCAGCAGCGCTCTTGATCGTTGCCAGTGGCGAAAACACCACCTCACCCACCGAAGTGTCGACTCGGCTGATGATCAGGCGGTTCGCCTTGAGTCCAAAGGACTTAAGCCACCCGTTCCCGTTCCAGGATTCCGAAAGGCTGCGCCGCGCGCTCGGGTGGTTGGCCTTCACTCCGTTGTAAGCGTAGCCAAAGCTGCCGAATTTGTGCTGATAGTCGCCGGAGCCATAGACCTCGACGCCCCCGAGGGCTTCTTCGTCGGTGGCAAAATAGCCGTCTTCGAACTCACCCACTAGCAACACAGTGCCAGAGCCCGCACCGGTAGCTGGGGCTGGGGGAGCCAGATCGACAATGACGAGACCTTCGATCTCGCGGATGACTTCGAGGGTGGGGACTTCAGTAAACCGTCGGACATAGCCAGGCATGGGGATGACTCCTTCGTGGGAATGTATCAGGATCCCGCAGGCCGCGGGAAGACAAGTTCGCTTGGGCCATCATTGACCGACAGCCGCACTTGCGGATTTAGCTCACTAGCGCGTCGCAACTGCAAATCATCAATCTGCGCGATTAGTCGTACCAATAGCTTTCGATCGCGGCCAAGCACCAGATCTGAATCATCCATGCGCTTATGCCCATCGATTCGCTGCAAATAGAACCGAATCGGCTGCGACCAATAGGCGGCGGGCCCCTCGAGCATGATCCCCCAGCGCCCCTCTTCAGGCGCGAAGTACTCGGACAATCCGGCCTCGATAGCTTGGCGCTCAGCCTTGTTGGTGATCCAAAAGTCGACCTGAAAAAGGATCTCGCACTCGTCGGTCTTCCACAACACCGTCCCGGTGCCGTAGGTATTCCAAGTCGACTCGAGGATAGTCGGCACGAAGTTGTGGGCCTGCCGCTCTTCCGTGATCGTCGTGATGGCAGCGCAAGGCTGGTTCAGCTCCTCGTCCTCGTTCGGCCACTCCTCAAGCACTGAAGTGAGCGAGAAGTTCACGTTCTCTGCCGGGTCTGTCGCGGGGATGAACCAGACCGCCTTGCGTAGGTACTCTGCCAGCGCCGCTGCTGCCGCGTCGCGCGGAGCCATGGCCCGAGGCGAAGCCAGAGGCATTCGCCGCAGTCCAACGGGAGCTAGCAGGTCACCAAGCGCCATCGATCAGAACCCCTTGATCTTCTTGGGGTCGATTTTGGACTTCTTCAGAGGCGGCAAGGCTACTCCGGGCGACTTGCCCTTGGTCTTCGCGAGCGGTTTCGGATCCATCTTGATTTTCTTAGAGTCAAACGCCATCAGAGCCTCTTTTCTAGGGCTTTTAGCTCGTGCCGAATTTCTCTTGGTGCGTATTTCGTGCGGATCGTCACCATGGACTTGGCGAAGTAGCCACGCGGAGCAGTCCCGTGGTGGGCGATCTTCCAGCGCACTTTGTTCGCAATGGCCAGCGCTTTACGTAGGTTCTCCGCATCCGCCTGTTGCTGCGCCGCATGCTTCATGCTGCGCCGCTGCGCCTTGTGGAATTTGGACAGCCGCGGACCCTGCTTGGAGGGCGCCTTGGGGCCATGCTTCGGTGGCCCCTTCGGGCCCTGCATCGGAGGGGGCTTCGGGCCAGCTTTGCGCGCCCGAATTTTCTTGGCTCTCCGCCCACCCATGCCCAGCCCAAACTTGCGCGTTACCCATGTCAGAATCGGCCCCAACGGGGGCATGTGAGGCCGCGTGCCGAACTCTAGCCAGGCCGCCTGTGGCGTGTTCACGCTCAGCTCTGCGCCCTCAGGAATAGGTTCACAAATGGCCGACTGGCGAGTGGCCCCCGTGTCAACACCAGGATAGGGCTCGGCATTGTCGATCTGCCGCACCACCTCACCAACGCCCCGCAGCCCCGCCGAACGTAGTCCGCGAATGCACGCCGCGTTGACTTGGGGCGACAAGTCTTTGGTCAGCTGCGCGAAGTCGCGAACAGTAATCTGGCGACTCACGGCACCACCGGCATTCCAGTCGTCAGTGGATGGACTGCAGTGGTTTTCTGACGCTCCGAAAGTGTCCCGTCTCGACTGCGCTCCTCTTGCTGGATTTTGAGTGGCACCACCCATTGAAACCCATCTGCGTCACGAAAAGGAACGCCTGATACTGTGAGTCGGTGTCGCACGGGCTGTCTCCCGTCTCGTGCATCCATTCGTACCTCAACAAATGCTTGCTCACCGGGAAGCAAGTCCCGATAAAACAGCGAATGAATGTCGTCCTCTGTGTAGCGCGGAGAGACTTCATAAAGCTTGGTGTATCCATCATCGGTGCGCCCTCCCGAAGTGACTACGTATCGGAGCGACGTCAGATCGATCCGAGGCGTCGGGAGCAACTCAGTCTCCGCCAACACGGCTTGCGTCCCTCTGCCAACCTCTCGCCCCGTCCAAGACACCACGACGCAAAAGACTCGGTATGGGCGAGCGCCAAAATCTGTAGCGAGTTGTCGTATGTCGTCAGCCACCTCACCCATCTCGTCAACGAACGACGGTTCCAGTGGCACATGCCTACACGTTCGCCGATCCTCGAGCGGAGCCAATCTGGAATCAGTGTTAGGGGTCGGATTGCGAGGATTTCCGCTCATCAGAATACCCTGGCATTGATTCCGCCACTGGCCCCAAATGGGTTCTGCAGCGTGTAAGGATTGATCGGCGCACCTAAATCGTCAGACAAGCGCTGTCTCCACTCCTCCAACTCCTGTTTGAGTTGAGTCAGCTCGTCTCGATTCGTTGCAATGGACCCAATTGTCCGGGCTTTGACGCGTTTTCGCGCATCGGTAATCTGGCATTCGCATGCCTCACATTGCTCAAGATCACTCAATACTGAAGCTTCACCAGCGGAGGTCAAGCGCTCAAATGACTGCTCGACCAAATACATCGCCTGCGCACCAGCGGGCATGCCCATTTGTACCCCGTTAGACATGGACTGCCAGTCGGGATACTTCAGGAAGTGCTTGATTCGTGACCGCTGGTTTGCGTCGAAGGTCATAGGATCACTCTACGTCAATAGACATCACCGGCATACCCGCATGGTTCTCGATTGCCCGCACCTCACGGACTGGCTCAAGCTCGAATCCCTGAGCCTGCAACTCAGCAAGATTGTGCGTCGCCTCGGTCACGCAGCTGCCTGCCGGTAGCATCGTCCAAAGGCCACCCAAGCAAAGACGTCCGCCCTTCGTAATCCGGTAGTACCCGAGATCCGATTTCATCGCATTGGCCGCCGCTTCCTTGCGCCTAACTTCACGTCGCTTGCTGAGCGTGGATTCCGCGAAATCTCTCAAGCATTGGCGCGCGTCAGGGTGACGGCAAAGCCAATCATCGATAGCGGCATCAGAAGCGCTCTCGAACTTTCGTGCCTCGTCCGGAGTGATTACCTCAATTTCGTCCTCGTCCTCAGCTGAATCATCAACTGAACCCTCATCGTTGGGCAACGCGCCGATCGCTCGTAGCTCAAGCAATGCTGCGACAATCTTCGTCTTGTTCATTTTCGACGTATACGCAATGCCACGATCTACCGCGTACTCGGACAGCTCCTTATGGGAAAACCCGAGGAGTTCTTCTTCGGACGCATCATCGAATAGGTGCGGGGGCTGCTGTTCTGTCGCCATAGTTTCGTCCAGTTGAGTCCGTTGCAATTCAAGGCAAATTCAAGAGTGAGATAGCATCCCTGGACTAGCTGCGAGGGGAAATGAAACAACTAGTCCGGGGTGCTCTAAACATGTCCTCAGCTATGCTCAAGAACGATGGCTCTTTTGAAGCGTGCCTGTGTCCCGGTGAGCGCGTCGCTCGGACAGGGGAAGTCGCCCGACCAACTCCAGGACTGCCGGATTGTCTGCTGCAACGCATCGAGCGGAGCGGCCATGATGAACCGGATGCGATCCAACATGACAGCCACACCGCCATTGACGATGGAGAATTGGCCAACCTTGCCAGTCACACCAGCCTCGGAGATGAAGGCCGATTCGTCGATGTATTTTTCAACTAGCACGCCGCCGGCTGTGATTATCGTACGTTGAATCGCGAGGCCAGCCGCATTGCTGATTTCAATGCCTGCTTCTCGCGCCAGCACCGCACCACCCGCACCACCCGCGTCCGCCTGCCACAGTGTCGAGTTCGTAGATGTCGCAGAAGGCATCTCAGTGTTGCGATAGAAAGTACAGCCGAACTTACGATCGATAATCAGGTCACGGAAGGGCGTGTTGTCCGGGATAGACTGATACATGCGCTGGATTGCGTTATCGCCGAATAGCTGGGCCTCAGCCATTGGTGACAAATGGCAATGGTAGGTGCCATCAGCGTGCGGTGGCATGCGGTTCTGGCGTAGCAGGGCCACAGCGTTGATGATTT